CATAGAACAATCCTTCAGTACCTTTATCCCCAAGATTAGTATTAGCTGACTGTGTAGCTACACCTGAATAGGCTTCCGCAGGCTTACCTTCGATAAGCATCGTTTCAAGGTCATCATCAAACCGAAGCAATTCTTCGTTCTGTGATTTCAGATACCAGTAATAACCACTTCCGCCTTCCCATGTAGCCTTTACCCATCCGATCTGTGCCATATTTGAACCTGACACCTGATAGGTGCGTTTAAGGATGATAGGATTATTGGAAAATGAATTGAAAGAAGCCTCTACCGTTCCACCCATTCCTTCAACGCCTTTGGCAAATTCAGAACCGATGGTGAAAAGGGTGCAAGCCACTCCTGCTCCGGGAATTTGACCACCTGCCTCATAATAAGCTACATCAATCGTTCCTGCTGCGGTATCAACCGCCGTGATAAGACCTTCATTGATTCCTGTCGGACTTGAATTTTTCTGTAACAGGAATGCCTGACCTGCACGAAGATTAATACTTCCTGAACCCGGAACAAGTACATCATTGATCGTTAGAGTAGCTGTATCTGATGCCGCTGCTGAATCGGATGTCACATTGACGTATTTTGAATCAAGACGACCCTGTTCATTCCATTGAATAGTGTCGGATGCAAAAGGATATTCAGCCGCAAATTTTTCGAGAAATCCTTTTACAGTACGGTTTCCATATCTTTCAAATTCTTCCTCATAGACTTCAGGAAGATATTGAGAAAGATAGGATAAATCCATATAGTTTGTTGAAAGCGTGACCTGTTCGGCACTTGGCTGAAGTGCATAGGTTGGTGACGCTGCTAATTGTGATGCCATAGTAATAATTTTTTCGGTTTATACTTTTGTTTTTAACTTCATCGTGCCGTCCGTTTGGGACTGCACACGTTCATAGGTAACCCCTTCTTTCTTCGTCCCTCCGACTCCACTATAAAGATTCATGTCGATATTCTTAGACTTCTTGGCTATGTACTCCACAGCATCGGCATAGGCTTTATCATAAAAGAACTGAGCAACTTTTTCGGGATTAAACGCTACGGCTAAAGACTTATGATAATTCAAAGCGTCTTTTATCTCACCGTCTTTCCAGAATTTGTTTAAAAATCCTGAAAGGGCAATCTGAGATTTTTTTGCCTCTGCACCATCAACCGGAAATAATATTTTTTGTTCCGTTTTTTTCTCGTCACCGGACTGAATAGTGAACTCAAAACCTTTGAATCCTTCGCCGAAAACTTTGTCTGTTTCTTTTAAAAACAAATCACGGTTCAATTTGTCTTTTTCCTGTTGTGTCTTAACCCTCGCTATTGCCTCCTTATAAGCATTAAATTCTTCTTCCGATTCCCTTGACGCAAGAGGAATACGGTATTTTTCCTTTTGTTCGGAAAAGAATTTTTTTGCTTTAAGAAGTGCCTGCCTTTTTAATATTTTTGCTTCATCAATTTTTTCTTCATCATCGACATCTTCATCATACTTGAATTTCTTCATGTAAAGACGAAGCATATCGTCATCAATATCATCTTCTGTTGACTTGTAATATTCCTGAATAAGAGTATCATCATCAACTTTCGAGAAGTCACGGTTTACCCTCATGTAATCTTCAATACCCCTGCCTGTTTCTTTATGATACTTTGCGAATCCTTCAACTTCAGGGGACAATGCCTCAACCTGCTTTTGGATTAGTTCATCATAAGATTTTATTTCCCTATTTAACTTCCCTGATAAATGAGCTAAAACCTTTTCGTCATCAAGTTCAATAGGTTCGATATTATCTGTTTGACTTGGCTTGAGTTCGTCATAAGTTTTTATTTCCCTGCCCAACTTACCTGATAAATGGGCAAATATTTTTGAATCATCCAATTCGGCAGAAGAAGAACCACTATCGTCATTCTTTTTCTCTGTATCCGAATTTGCATTTCCATCATCTCCATTGACAGATTTACTTTTTTCTCTTAATTTCATTCCTCCCTCATTGGGACTGGGTACTGTTTCAAATTTAATCTCTTCCATTTTATTTAATTTAATTTATTCATAAAATTCAGGTATTTCAACTTCCTGTTCATCAAATTTTTTTACAGGAGTATTATTTTTTCTCTGTTCAATTAGTTCTGATTCATTATTACTTTGCTGGTTGACCCTCTTGTCTTTGGCTTTCTCTTTTTCCAAATCCCTTGTTTTTAGGATTTCGCTTGACGTTCCTTCAAGTTCCATAGCATAAGAGTGCTTTTCCCTCATTATCTGTGATTCAATTTCGGCTTTTTTCTGCTCTCTCATAATATCAGCCTGCAACTGTTCCTGAATAAGTCTTGACTTACTCTCTGTTTCTGCACTGATCTTAGCCATAGCAACCTGTCCCGCTATCTGTTGTGATTGTGCCGTTCCCTGATTGGTCATCGCCATTTCACGCATTTTCTGTTTGGATTCAGCTTCTGCTTTTTTCTTCTTTCTGAGTTTGAGAAGTTGATTGGCAATTTTAATGTTATCTATGTTTTGAATATCAATAACATCTTCAAGACCTATATCCTGTTTATTCAAAGCCATAGTAATATTGTTGGCAAGGCGTTCACGTTCTTCTTCATCGGGAGAAACTTCTATATTTATGCCGAAAGAATGAAGATAAAGTCTTTTTATCTCATTGAGTATATCAACATTATATTTACCTATCTTATCCACAAATTCATCGGCAAAATCAGCATATTGAAGTATGTCCGCAATTCTTAAAGATACACATTCAGCCATTGTCTTATAAATATAAAGGCTTGCATCAAGAATATGTCTTGTGGCTGTATTGGAGTTGAGGGCGGCAAGTTTTTGAATGCCTACAAGGGCATCGGGATCAGGTTTTTCGGTATCCCTTGCCCCAAGTCCGGCAACCGACATCATCTGAGAAAGATACTGGTTAAACAACCCTATAAGCATCTCAATCTTATTCATCCCTGAATTGGACGTAAGTTGCTGAACAGGAATCTTTCCCGGATTTAACTCCCCTTCCTGCGTGAAACTGCGTCCTATCACACTACCTGTCTGTAAATAAAGGCTAAGTGCTGCTTCGGGTGTATATGCCTTACCATTGCCAAGATCAATAGAATTTAACCCGTCAACATCAATATAAACACCATCAGGAACTATCCTATTGGCTACCTGTTGGAGTTTAAGATGTGTCAGTTGAACAAGATCAGCAAAAGGTATCATTCTTGATGTCAGAGATTCTATTACTCCCTGATACATACGAGGAGCGCACGCTACATACATTGGCATAGCTTTTTGTGTGGCAGAATCAGGTCTTATCATGTTTTTGGCAAGTTCCCATTTCAGAAGAATGTCGCCTCCCATAACCATTATACCTTCATACCATACCTCTAAGTATCTTCCGACTTTTTCAAACCTTCCTTTTTCAACTTCTTCTTTAGACGGATTGAAGGTATCGTCTTTTTCAATTACCCTTACTCCGCCATTATCAAGTTTTTTCTTTTTCCATACATTTTGGCTGTCTGTCCTGTAATTAAAATAAAGAAGCGTAACGAGGTCTTTTGAAAATATGTCTTGATACTGAACCGGTGAATAAATCTGATTCCAACTTTGCGAAGATTCGGAAATTGTTTTTATCTCCTTGTCTGTCAGATTGGGGTTTATTTTTCTTAACTCTGTAATTGGAACAGTTTTTACTTCACCAAAATAAAAACAATCTTTAAAATAAGGATCGTTTGTATAGGAATGAACCCAATAGGCAGGATCGACACGAGAAATTATTACTCCCGCGCCGGGAAGAAATTCGTGTTTTGCAACACCAATTCCTAAAACTGTCTCATCATAATCGACTTGCTTACGGACATTTAAATACTCATTTTCGTCAAATATGGCATTTATCGCTACTTCCTCTGCTATTTCTATGCGAGGTTTGTAGTTAAGTTGCATATGAAGCGAAAGTTCATCATCTGTCTCCGGAATGTCTTCTGGATTCATTGTGAAGGGATCAATACCTGTGTTTTCTTTAATTTTTTCAAGGATAGGTTTGGCTATCATCTGCCCCGCTATCTCATCCTGATAAGCAATGCGTCCTTTCTGCGACATGGCATCTTGAGCATATGCCCTTACTTTAAAAAGCCTTTCACTCATACCGTTGACAACAAGATCAATAAACTTAGGCATTACAGGAATAGGTGTCCAGTCAAGATTAAGGTAACTCACATCTCCTTTGACAGAAAGTTCATCTTTATATTTCTGTATGCTTTGTTCTGCACGGGCGTATAGTCTGCGCTTATGAAACTCATTCCATCTGAAACCATATCGGTCACTGCCATCCCGTCCTCTTGAAAACCATTCTGATTCAATAGAACGTCCTACCTGAATACCATAAGCATCAGAAGCCTTTTCCTTATCACTGGCAAGGTGATCAGGAAAAGTTACCGGATTTACAGGTTTGCCATTAGTCGTTATTGCCATATATAAGTTGTGATACTACACCTTCGTTGTTATATTGTGCAAAGTTAATAGAAATTTTGTTTGTCTTATTTTCGGGTAGGTACATACTTTTCTGACAAGCCATAATTGCAAGTCCCGAACTAATACAGGCATCATAAACTGTCCTCGCTGAAATATCGAATTTTGCCCATTGCGAAAGGGTACGGTTAAAAAACATTGTTCCCATTTCATCTTGTGGCCTGAATGATCCGTCATCTAAACCCACATATTTTTCTATATAACTTTCAATAGCTGAAGCATGAGCCTGAATAAAATCTTGTGAACTATTAGGCGTTCCACCAAGTTCAAGTTCCGTAGGAGATAATTGGTTCAGGTGTTTATCTACACGATTAATGGAGTAGCCACGATAACCCCTGTTTTTTAAATGATAAAGCAGTCTTGGTTTATTGTTCTCCGCAAAGATAGGCATACCATAGAATACAATAGCCATAAGGACATCTTCAAAGAATACTTCTGCCATCTGAGGCCGTGCCACGTATTCCAAAAAGAATTGATTTGTCGGAGCATCATCCATATGATATTTAGTCAATCCGTGAAGTGCACCTTTAGAACCTCCGCCTCCTACCACACCTGATATATCATAAGGATCACAACCAAATGCTCCTATATGTTCATTGGCAGGATATTTCTTTCCGTTACGCATAATCCATCTGTTCTGCATTTCTTTCGGTGGAAACCAACTGATAAAGAAACGTCCGTTTTTATCAGGTCGCCATAGAACTTCAGTATCTTTTATGCCGTCTTTCCAAAAGAAACTCCCCTGAGTAATATAGTTATCTATTATTATACTGTCATTAAAATCAATTTGCTGATAGAGCTTAGTAAGGTTAAAGAGTGATTCCTTGCTTTCATCTCTGAAAGCATGGGATTCGGTTCTTGGATTTTGACGATAAAATTCATTTAACCTGTCAGGTTCATTTTTCAATGCTTTAACTCTATTATTCCACCAGTCAATAGAACCTTTGGTTATCATCTTACCATCAATTCCCAATATAGGATTCTCAGGCGTTCTCAAAACAGGAAATCCGTATCGGTCTATAAAACCCTCTAAATTTAATTCCATTGGGATAAACAACGAATAAAGTCCACTTGTCGTTTCTTCATTGTCATCCCTGACTGCTATATTAGATTGTTTATATATTTCAAAATATTCTTCTCCGCCTTCCTTCTTGGCATTTACGGTAGAACCCATCATACACTTTCCGATAATTCTAGCGCCTACACGAAGGCAAGTTTTCGTAACGTCCCAATTTTTGGTAATAGAGTTCGGTTTCTGCCATTTTCCGGCATCATCTTGGAGAAGTAAGTTTAATTTTTCAGAGTCATAAGATAAGTTTTCTGTATTTCGCCAATCTATGCTTGTATTCAATCCTTCACCTTCATCTTCTTCGATAGCGTTCATGCTTTTCTTTGTTATCTTAGTGGCAGGAACAGCAAATAATAGTTCTGTTTTAGGGTCAGACATCCCCGATTGGATAGGTTTGAAAAAGAACGGGTATCTTTTAAACATCCTGACTACTTTATCAGTAAACATTTTCTTTGCATCCGTCCCTGTCTTTGACAAAATACCTATTCTTCCGTTTCTTAATAGTGTACCCCTGTTATTTGCTTCAGATGCTTCCATATAGGAATAACCTGACCGTCTTAACTTTACATAGTCCATGCCATAACACCTGTAATCTGCAATGCAGGCTTCCCAATATATATATTGTATCCTATTTGGTTCTCTAAATTCAGGATAGCCAACATCAATAGGACTCCATTGCAGATACATATAATGCGAACAAGGCAAATAGGTAGCTACACCATTGTTCATAAAAAAAAGCCCGTATTCCCTGCGGTTAAATTCTTCTTCTATGTAGTCAATGTATTTTTCTTTAAATGAATCAGATTTGGTATTCCATTCATGTCTTGATTTTATCTTTGCAAGTTCTTTTGGCAATTCGATCCTTTCCCAATATTGTTCCTCTGCATACTTTGACCTGTAAATACAATCTTCCATTAAAGGCAAGGCAATGTAAAGTTTATCAGGTCTTGACGGACTTGACTTTATACTTACAATTTCCCCTATCTTGCCACTCTTGGATATAACAACCATATCAAACTGACTGTCATAACCATATGACCATAGATTGAACTGATTCTTTGACTTGATTATGTTTTTCGGCACACGGTCAGTTACGACTTGGTAAAGGGTATGAATGCCCTCGTTGCTAAACTCGCTCTTCTGCTGACTTGAAATTTGTACGTTTGGGTTTTCCATCTGTATTCAAACTTTCTTCAACTTCTGTAATCTTAGCATCAATTTCAAGGGCATCGAATATCGCCATTTTTCGTGTTGCAACAGCATTTTTTATTTCTCCTGCTTCTGCAAAATCTATTTCCTGAT